CGGTGGCGCCGTTCGCAACCGATACGGTGCCGGTCGAATAGGTCGGGAAAGCCGTCATGTAATTGCGTCCAGTTCTTGCGGCGTTTGGGCCGCATCAATCGCCAGCATGATCTGCTGCCGGCGCAGCTCGCGTTCGGCGAACGCGTCCGGCTTAGATCGAATGAGAGCCGCGAGCTCGGCCACCGTGATGCCGCGCAGCTGCGCTTCCGGCTCAAGCCGCGCATCATTGCAAACCGCCCACTGCCGCTTGATCGCGTGCGCCTGCTCGACATGCGACTGCGCCGTCGAATTGAATGCGGCGTTAACGCGCTCCTTTCTGGCGGCTCGCAACGCCGGCATGGGATCAATCGTCAGTTTCATGACGCCACCGCCTCAATGTCCACGGTGAAGGTTTTGTAAGGCCAAAGGTCCAGCCAGACGCGATACACGCACGGCACCGGAATGGAAATTTCGAGTTGTTCGGCGTCGAGCACGAACGGCGGGTAAACCTCCGTTCCGTCTCGCATGGTGACGCGTGCCGTAGCTTTTTTCGGAATGCCGGTAATCAAGCAACTGTCCTGATCGCCGCAGATAATGCGGGTCTTGTTCACCTCGATCGCGCCCATCATCGGCCGTTCTCTTATTTCCTCTGCCGTGACGTCAACGAAGTAGTGGTCGGGCGGCAGCAAGCCGGGCGCGTTCGCCACCTTGACAAACTTGTGGCCAAGGTCGCTCAGAAGCCCGTCATAGCTTTTCTTGCCGCGCTCGTCGTCGCCCTCGTGGTCATAGACCTTGTTCGCTTGATGAATGCTGCCGTCGGGATTGTAGAGCGCGTAAAGCATCGGGCGGCTTTCTAGTTGGTGTTCTTGAACACGCAATAATTCACGTACTCGCTGGTGGCGGGCGCGTCCGGAGCGGTCGCAAGTCCGCGATTGGCATTGAAACCCTTGAACACCGCACTACAGATCCCTCCGCCCCCGCCACCAAGGACGCTGGCGTTGTTCGCCGGTTGAAACGAGGGACTCCATACTCTGTTGTTAGCGTCACCGGTGTTCCGCCACATCGTCATGAAAACGGGGAACGTCCCGGATGGCGTCGGGAAACTTCCGGCGGTGGCCGTGCTTAGATTCTGCCCGCCGAGAAAGTTGTTATAGGTGATCCCGACAATGGTCATGAAACCTGTCGCCCACAGTCGCAGAGGCGATTGATTGCCGTCAAAGATCAGGTTGTTGAATTCGGCAGATGCAGCGTCGACGCCCGCGACCGAAACGCGAAAGGGTGAGGCGGCGGTGCTGTCGATGATCACGCGGCGCGTCAAGTGAATGCCTGCCCGTAAACTTGATAATAGACGGTGTACGCTGCGCTGATGGTCATCGACGCGCCGTTGCTATTGATTGTGACGGTGGATGCCGTTCCCGATGGCGGCGGTGAAGGTCGAAATGGCCCTGGTCCAAGCGTATGACCTACGACTCCCGACCAATCCCATTGCGACGTTATGAATACAAAAGGCGATCGCGATAGTCCTAGCGCAATGGTCGGAGTTCCGGCCGCGACCAGTCCCGTCAGGATCAGTTGTGATACTTTTGACGTGACGTTCAAAAGCAACTGCGAGTCGGAAGCCGTATCGGCATCGACACCGGAGGGCGACACGAACAGACCAACGTCACCGTTTGCGCGCGGTCCAATGACTACTCGTTTCGTCATCCGGACGGCACCGGAATTCTATAGACGACATAAAGCGCGGCGTTTCCTGTCGGACTGAGGTTAGAGAACCCGCAAGCAAATTGCGTGTTCGAGTAGAAGTTATGATATCCACCCGACGGAGCCGTTGATATCCAGTAGTCGTCTCGAACTACGTTGCTTTCCAGCTTTCGAAACTCTGCGAACGGCTTGTATCCGAGATCCGGAATGGTCCCTTGGATGACGTAGAATGGCCCCGCTACAACTACCTCGGTAGCAATGCCGACCACATGCAGTTTGGCGATATCCGACCAACTGCTGTCGAAGGCGAAGCCCTCTCCGGAGCTGTCACCGGTCAGCGCGTCGACACCCGCGTGGGAGACGCGCAGACCATACGTCACGCCGTCGTTGAACTTTCCGAGGACTACGCGTCTGCCTGTCACGATCAGTCCGATATCACGATGCGGCCGTTGTTGAGGTCGATCAGCATCTTCGTCCCTGCTGGATCCGACAGCGTGCCGGCGGTGATATCGCCGATGTCTGCCGAAATGGCATCCAACGTTCCGACGGTGATTTTCGACGCGGTGACCGAACCGTCGACAATCATATCGCCGCGCAGGGCGACCTTGGGTGATCCGCCGACGTTTGCCACGGTGAAAATCGGAACGGCCGCCCCGCCCGTCACACCGGGCGCAGCGATCTGGAATTTGTCCACGACTACGGTAAAGGCCGAAATTCCGCCGCCGCCGTTGATCAGATTATAGCCGACGACGTAGCCGTTCACGTCCAGCGAGACCGCATATTCAGCCGCAGCATACCCGTCGTAAGTGGCAATGGCGGTCGCCGTCGTGCTGACGAACGCCGTTGTCGATCCGAACGTCGCCGTGGCCGCCGTCGAGAACGTGGCGAACGCCGCTTCGGTATCCACGGCAACGATACGCACTTCGTCGATCTGAGCCAACGCGTCTTCCGAGCGCGCCGCAAGCTGGCTGCGAACCTCTTTCTTGTCCAGCCAGTTGCGTGCGTCCTGATTGGCGGCAATCGACGCAATTCGATTGATTGCCTCGTTGATCGCATCGGCATTGAACTGCTCGACCCCCTCGATCAATGCAATGAGCGCCGTATCGAAATCCGCCAGGCCTAACTTGACGTCGGGCGTGGTGACCGCCAGCCAATCCGACCACAGCATGTCGCGCGGCGCGCTCGGCAGATACTGGCCGCGGACCTCGTAGTCGGTGTCCGGCAATAGCGATTGCGAAACGATCAGGGAGCCGGCCGCGAGCTGGTCGGTGCGGCCGCGGGTGACGATCGTTTCATCCGATGCAAGGCGGACTTCGAACTGCACGCCTATGACGCCCGCCAGTGTGCCGTCCCATGCGATCCGGATCGCTGGCCGCCTCGGCTGCCCGCCGGTATCCAATAGCGTGTAGGGCTCTGCAAACCAGTCTATGACCCCTTGTGGTGCCGGCCGGGGAATGACCGTAGGTCCAGTGCCGACCGGCGTGAAATCAGTCGCGTGATTCCAATCGTAGTCGGCCGGATCGACTTCGGTCAGGTTGAGCAGAACGTCGAGGTTCGCCTTGTCGGTCGCGCCATCGATCCGGAATTGCTTGTCCTCATAGCCGTTGCGAACCGAAGACCAGGTCCCGACGTCGCCCGGCTCCACCAGCCAGAACGCCGGCGGCAGCACGATGGTGTGCCGGCGCGCCCGCCGCGCCTCCTGCAGCGCGGACTTCTGCAGCCGCTGCACCTGGGCGTCATAGGGCACGAAATCGAACACCGGATTTGCCAACAGGCGGCGAGCGCCGTCCTCCGCCTCGAAATCATCGTTGAACAGCGGCGGCGCCGGCTTCATGTTCCACCCCTCCGCCGGCGAGGGATAGGTTGCCGTAATCCCGTTGACGGAATCCGCCAGCCCAAAGAACGGCGCAAAATTCTGCTCTTCGGTGGACAGAATGTCATCGTCGGTAAAGGCAAACGACGGGCTGTCCGGGGTGCCCAGATGGATCTTGTAGAACCCGCCGATCTCCGACAGCCGGCCCTGGCAACCGGTCAATAGCGCCTCGATCGTATGTACGATCTGGGCATTGACCGACACCTGACCTCCGGTGCGATAGGTCGGCTCCGGCCCGCTCGTCCCGGTGATGGTGGCCCGGCACTTGTCGATCTGCGCATTCCAGTTGATCGCCGGCAGCCGGGCCGCGGTCATCCGCTGCAAACCGTACAGCCAGGCGCCGTTGTAGTAGATCCCGCGCAGCACGTTATAGGCCTGCACGGCCGGCAGATCGTCGCCGTCGCCCCCCCACGTCGACGGGTCCGACCAGCGCTGCGCGCCGGTGCCGCCGTTGGTGGAATCCTTGGTCGGATCGTAGAGCGGAATTCCGGACACCGCGAACTTGAACGTCGGGAAACCCGAGAACAGCGTATCGTTGATCAGCGAGGTCATGATCACATACGAGACGCCGGTTCCGACCCGCGTCGACTCGTAAGGCCGATCGATCGAAGCGACGGTGTTGACCAGGAACGAGTCAGCCGTGGTCTGCGTGCCATCGTAATACTTGATCCAGAGATAGGGCTGTCCGTCCTTGACGTATTGATCGACGGCAAAACCTTGATCCGCGATCAGATCGTCGCTGATGGTGCAGAGTTCGCCGTTAACCCACACCTCGCGCAGGGTGCTGCCGGGCAGATCCTCCAGCGCGATGACCTGGGTGAGATACGCGTTCGGCGTCAGCGCGCTGCCACCGGGCTGAATCTCGCCCCAGGTGTTGGCATAGACCAGCGAGCCCGCGGTGACGCTGTAACCGAGATTGAACGAGCGCGGGATGTCGGCGCCGGATTGCAGCGTGCCCTGCACGCCATTGAGTGCCGTCGGCTGCGCTTCCTGGTTCGGATCGCCGGAGAGCGCCTTGGCGGCATAGCTCAGGCCGTAGGACGTCACGAGGCCGAGGCCGCTCGCCAGCAGCGGAACGGCAAACGTTCCAGCCAGCGCGGTGCCGGCCAACAAGATGGTTGCAGCAGCGGTAAAGATCGGCACTCAGAGCACCTTGCTGAACGTTGACTCGGCGATCGTGTAGCCGCTGCGGCCATACAGGCGAGCGAACGCGGCGTGCCGGCGGTCGCAACTCAGCGCGCTCCTGCGACACCCGCGGGATCTGGCCCAGTCTTCATACATCTCGATCAACGCGTCCCGATTGTGCGGCAGCGCGCTCAAGCAGAGTTCCTGCGCCAATTTGCCGGCGCCGAGCGGACTGATGAAACTGACGGCCAGCAGCAGGCATCCATCGCCGGTCAGGCACAGAAACTCCGGCGCCCCGATCGCGTGCGCGAACGTGGTCGCAAGAACGGCCTCATCGATCTCCCAATCGCAGCGCATACGTTGTTGATGCGCGACAAAGGCCGCCACCAGATCAGGAACATCGGAGGGCACGGCGGGGCGGATCATCGGCGCCCCAGCCCCCGCCGGACGCCCAGGATTCCCAGACCCCCGGCATTGCTGGACGAGCGGAGCGGCCCGCCTTCCTTGGCCCAAAACTGTTGCCAGGTGCCGACCACCGCGGCGTCGGCGAAAAAGTTGTCCGTGGCGCTTCGCAGGCGCTGCGAGACGTCCGATCGCGTATCGGAATTGGAACGGGTCATCTCCTGCGTATGCGAGGTGCATGTCAGCGTGACGTCGCCCGCCTCGCCTTCCTTCGGTGTCTTGATCGGCGCTTCGTCGATGAAGCCCACGAACCGCGGCGCGGCCGGTCCGACCATCTGCCGCGTGGCCGGATCGAACATGCCGCGGAAGATCTGCACCTGCCCCTGCTTGCAGTCATAGGTCCGCACCAGATCGTTGATGCGATCCGAGACCTGCGACAGCGTCACCGTCACGTTCCGGACCGTCAACGTCGACACCAGCGGGATATCCGAAATCTGGATCAGGCCATCCGCGCCGAAGAAGGTCCGGGTCGACGTGCCGCCGGTGTCGGGATCGACGACGTCAGCCGTGATCGTGCCGACGTCCGACCAGTAGCCGTCGGTCACAGAGCTGCCGTCGACCCGGCTGCGCACCACGAACCAGATGAAGTCGCGGGCGACCAGCGTGCGCGCCTGCAATGCGGCGTAATTCTCAGCTGATAGTGAACGTGTCATCTACTCTCGCGCTTCCATCGCTTCAAAGGTGACACTGCCCCAGCCATTGATGCCAGCCGAGGTGCTGATCGACCCCGGCACGATCGCCATGATGCAGGACGGCCGATAGACCGACACGACCGGCGGCGGACTGCCGACGGCGACGTCGGGCCAGAGATGCGGCCGCACCTCGAACAGCCCGGTCAGTCCACCGCCGGCCGCGGTCGCCGTCTCCATCACGCGGTGCAGGTCGGTCCCGATCGCCAGCATGTCGCCGACCGAAAACACGAACCCGACCGGCAGCCCGCCGACCCTGATCGCCTTGCGATTCGCATCGATCGTGTTGAGGTTGGCCGAGACGCCGTCGAACGACACGCCCGTCGGCCACGACCCGTTCGGGTACAGGATCGGATAAGTCCGCGACAGCGAATAGCCCTTGAACGTGGCCAGGCCATTCTCCAGCGCATCGAGCCGGGCGCGCCAATAATCCAGGGCGTTCGGTCGCAGGACTTTCGACTGCGCCACCAGGTGCCACAGCGGCGGCCCGAGATCCTTGACGATCGTCCGGCCATTGGCCTGGCGGGATTGCTCCTGCCGGCGCATCGACTCGAACGACGTCACCCATCCCGGGAAATCGACCAGGAGATCGAACGGCTCCGACAGCGCCATCAGAGCACCCTCGCCGTCTTCGCCATGCGCACCGCCGAGACGACATTGGCCGCGAATTCCGCCTGCTGCCGCGCCAGCACCTGCTCGATGCGCGCGACTGCGGCGACATCGGCGCCGCGCGCGTCGATCGATGGCGCGAATGTGAACTGGTTGCCGCCGCCGATGGACCTGGTCGCCACTGCGTTCGGAATCACCTGAGACCCGCGCGGCAGGTTGACGATCTCCGGCCCCTTTTCGCCGACCCAGGTCGGACCGCCGCGCCAGTTGTCCGTACCTTCCGCGTTCTTGCCGATCCCGAAGAAACTGAGGATTGGCGAAACACCACCGCCGGCACCGGGCGAAAAGATCGACTGAAAGGCGGAGTTGATCGCCATCCTAGCCAGCGACTTGAGGAGTTGGTTAAGCACCTCGTTGAGGTTCTTGCCCTCCAGGATCGCGTCCGCGAACGAATTGGCCAGCGCCGATCCGATCTGAGAGCTGGCCGCATTGAGCTGCCGGACGCGCTCTGCCGCCTTGGTATGCTCCGCCGTCGCCTGGGCAATGCCCTCGCTGGCCGATTTAAACGCATCGGCATGCTCTTTCGTCAGTGTAATACCCGAGGCCTGCAGGGCCTGGGTCGCGCTCATCGACTCGCGCAGCTTCTGATATCGCGCCAGCTGCTCCTCGGTGACCTCGCCCTCATCGCGCACGATCGCCGCCAGCAAGGTGAACTCGGCGCGCAGTTGCGCCTGGGCCGCGCTGTTCTGGAAGACGGTCGCCGTATCGGCCTTCAGCGTCGCCGTGCGCTTGGCAAGCTGGTCGACCGCGATTTCGAACTGGTCGCGCGTGTCAGCGCCCTGAGGCTTCAAACCGGGGTTAACGCTTGGCGTCCCACCGGTAATGACGACTCTGTTCTTCGGATCCTTGTTGAAGTTGAAGATCCTGTCCTGGATTAGCGCCAGCTGCTGGTTGACGGCCTGCAGCGTGACTTCGCCATCCTTGGCGATGTTCGACGCCTGAAACAGCTGGATCGGGTTGAGCTTGTCGCCCCGCTCGAGCGTGTCCCTGATGCCCTCGAACTGTTCGTTCAGCGACTGCAGCTTGCTCAGGGACGCCGTGTCGACGTTCGGCGCGATGGCAAAGTCTTTGATGGCGCTGAGCGCGCTGGTGACCTGACTGACAAAACCAACGAGCGTCTGCGCCGTCTGGATCGCATCGTTCAAGAGCGGCAGCCATTCGGCCATCGAGGCCTTCATCTGCACGCCCCAGACCGCCGCGGCTTTGTTCCATTCGGTCGTAAACTGGCTGGCCTTGGCGATCGTATCGCCATCGATCACCGCGCCAAGCGCCTGCGCTTGCTTGGCCAGATCCTGGAACCCGTCACCCGCGCGGAACAGCTCCTGGCTGAATTCCTTGGAGAACCCGAGAAACGAGCCGATCTGCAATGCATCACCGATCGACGGCGCGCGCTTGACGATATCGAAGGCGGCGTCCAGTAGCTTCGACATGTCGCGGATCTTGCCGTTGCCATCGGTGATGGCGACGTTGTTGGCGTCGAACACGCGCTTCAGATCGTTGACCCGCGACAGCGCATTCTGCGCATTCTGTGCGAATGCCTCGAGCTGCCCGCCGGTGTCCTTGACGCCAAGCGCGGATCCGGCGAACTGCAGCTCCTGAAATCGCTTCGTCGAGAGACCGACACGCTCGGCCTGCCGCGCCATCTCGTCGAGACCCTTGTTCAGCGACGCCACGATCCCGAGCAGCGCCGTGAAGCCGGCAGCAGCGCCCACGACGACTGCGGTGAGGCCAGCGACATTGATCCCTGGATTCAGCTTCGAGAAGGAATTCTCGATACGCCCCACAGCGTTATCCGCGATGTCGCCGGCCTGGCTCATGTCCGACTGGAACTGATCCAGCCGGGCGCCGAGATTGACTACGAGGTCATTCGCCATCTTAGTGCATGCTCTCTCTGTCCTGCTGCCAACGTTGGAGACGTTCGGTCATCAGGTCGTGTTCTTCGTTGGTCGGCGCCGGCGGATCTTCCGGACTGTTGGCGCGGTTGTGGCCTTCGATGCAGGCCGCGAACTGCCAGAACGAACACGCGTCGACCTGTTGTGGCGTGAAACCTATGACGGCGCCGTTGGCGTATAGACTGGAGAAGAGGATGGGTCGGTCGTCGCCGTCTCCATCGTCTTTTTTTTTGAGCCAACTTCATCGCCGGCGACGCCGACGAACCCGGCCATCAGCACGGTGAATGCCGTGAGATAGAACTCGATCGGCGGCTTGCCGTCGAAATGACGAACCAGGAGCCGATGCGCCTCCGGGGCCTTCGATCCGCCGCCAACCAGGCCGATGCGCAGCACGTCGCGAACATCGTCCGGCCAGGCGTCGTTGGCTCGCAACAGGTTGGCGAGTGTCGTCGGACCGATGGCGGGTAGTCCCGCTTCGATCCGTCGGCCGTTGACCTTCTCCTGCAGCTCGCGGAATTCGCCGATTCCGATCCTGAACCGCTTCTCTCCGTCGCCGAAGAACAGCGACACGCTTCCATCCGCGCTCATATTTTTCCCTTGAATACCACCGCGCCGCCGCGACCGCCGCGGGTGTTGGTGAAATTGCCGATCGAAACGTTTTCTGCCCTAAGCGCCCGAACCCGGTTGTTTTCCTCGATCGCCTTCTCCACAGTCTCGCGGGCGATCTCATGGCTTGCGGTCTTGTAGCGTCGCGCTGCCGAATAGAAGAATGGCTCAGCATGGTGTTCGACATCACCGAACTCGAT